CGCCAATTCGGTATTCAGGGCGAGCTGTGTACGCTTCATGTTGCCTATATTGATAATGGGCAGACCGCGCAGGTGATTAACATGTGTTAATAAAACACGGGCGCTGATACTATATTCCGGATATTAGGGAGGATATCGGGAAGGGTATCGGGGAATATATCAGGCCAGTATCATGCCGTTGACGGCGGATGTGGGCAAATCGGGGTGGAATCGGGGCCAAATCAGGCCAAAATCGGGATCCGGGACGCCAGAACCAGACCCCGGCCCCCCAGACCCCGTTTAAAAACGTTCAAACCCCGTTTAAAAACTCGACCTGGCCCTGTCTTGGCACACAGGTAGCGGGTCGAGGCAGGTTGGCCTTACAGCGCCGCTGAGAGCGTTTGACGGCGTGGCGAAAAAATCGCCTCAATCCGCCTTCAGCGATATCCACGCTTCGGCGGTCTTTTCAATCTCATTCCGATCATCAATTGACAGTCCAATAAACGGACGCGCAGGCAAACCGGGATGATTTACTTTTTTGACCGCGCCCGGAATTGTTTTGCCCGCCTTGTTGGTTCGCGTGGGCAATCCCGGCCATGATAATGCCTTACCCGGTTTTGCCAGTATTACATACGGGTCAGTTCCGAATTGATGCCACCTGGCCTGTTTGGCCGTGGCGCTGATCTGCGCCCAATCCTCGCCCGACGTTGGAAATATCTCATCGCGCATGCGTCCGGTATCGAGTAATGGCGTGCGCCCGCTGCCATCGGCCAGCGGTTGCCAGGGGATCCCGTCCGGCCCCACGCCATCGCGGAAACGCCGTTGTGTGGATTTTGTGAGTATCTCGCCAATATCCCGCATCAACCCGCCCAAATGCGCGGCGCGTCCATGCAGCCGCTCAAACCACGCCCGCGCCTGCGCCAGCTCGACGTGGATGACGAAGGGGTTATTTTTGTCTTTTAAGTCTTGCATGGATGTGGTCATTGCGATAAAGTCTCCCCACGGGTGGTGCCCCTCGCGCGCACCATGTCACGGCGCGCACCATGTGCGCCGCAATCACCGCAGCGGCGGGGCCAGCGTCCAATGGCCGTCAGCGGACGTCGCCAGATGCGCTGGAATCTGGTAGACCCCATCCTTATCAACGCCCCCATAACAGACGCCCGGCGCGCTGTCCTTTTGAAGGTGAATTGCCGAAAAAGGCGTTGTAGGACAGCCACTGTCCGCCAATGGCATCAAACACCACGCTGACGTGCTTGCCCTTGCCCAGTTGCAGCGCTTTTACATAACGGCGGCGCAGATACACTTTTCCGGTCAGTTCGTTGCGCGCAAATCCAACCCATATCTCGAATGGGTCTTCAATTGTTTCCCGCAGGAACGGCAGATATTTTTCCCGGCCCGAGCGTTTGGCAGCTTCCAGCCAGTGCTCCACAATCGTGCCGTTGACTTCGACCACCGCGCCTGTCGGGTCGGTCAGCGACACGCTCTCTCCGCCCGCGACCTCACGGAACATGTGGCGGATATCATCGGCGCTGGTTCCTTCACGCATCATGCCCACACGCGGCGTATCCAGCGGCACGCGTTCGGGCCTGCCAAAATCTGCCGGTTCCCCGCCGCCCATCGCCGCCATCCTGCCGCCGCTCTCGGCATCCAGAATTCTCGCATCCACCTGCCGCCCGCTGCTGGCCTCGCCTACGTGATACGCCCACTCAGGCGGCGGGTCGCCCACACTCGGGCCGGGGGCAGCATCGGGTACTGTTTTGCCCAGGGCGCGCAATCTCGCCTCGGACACGCCCGTGACCGTACACCGGCAGCCCCAGCCATTGGGCGGATAGTGCGTCTGCCACCACGGGTCATCCGTGGCGATGATCTTGCCGTCCCAGGCGCGGTGATCTTCGCGCGGGTTTTTGACGGTGTTGTGCTGGTATTGCAGGTAGGGAAAGCTTTTCAAGGTCTCCCAGCGTCCCGCCATGTACGCCGTGCGCAAATTGGTGTGATAAATCACCGCCGTGCGCCAATGCTCCCCGGCTTCGCTGCCTTCGCCCGTCCAGCCATGCCAGCCGCGCTTGCTTACAATGTCCCGGAATCTCTTGCGGAAATCTTCCAGCGTCTCGCCTTTGGAGATCGCCGCATCCACCGCCTTGCGCATGTCCACCAACAACGCATCGCGGGTGGCCCCGGCAATCACAAACGCCCGCGCATGCTGGCCTTGATAGAGGTCATCCCACCGTTGCGTCGGCAGGTTCACTTTCTGCCGAAAATAATCCTCGGCGGCCTTGAAGCTGCGAAAATGCCCGCGAATGTCAGGCATGGTCATCTCCGGCATCGGCCATCCCGGCCACGCCCGCAACCGCCAGTGCGCGTTGCATCACACGAGCGAATTTATCTGCGTCCATCTCCGGCAGCAGCGCCAGTAACCCGTCCTGTAGCTCTTCAAACGACCCGGCGCGATGGACCAGCGCCTCAATCTGCTCCACCCACTGCCCCACCAACGGATCCGCCTCTCTCGCCAGCAGCGCGGCAAGCTGATCTTCGCGGTCAATGTCCGGCAGGCGCGGCGGCGCGGACATATCTCGATTCTCGGCGCGGTTGAACGCGGGCAGCATCGGCGCTGCGGGAGCCTGCAACAACAGCGCGCCCTCATCCGGATCAGGCAGTCCAAGCTTGTCCCGCATATCCGATTGCTCCACCCGCAAGCCCAGCGGTACCAGCTTTGCGACCATCTCCACCAGCGCAACGGTATCTTCCGGTTCCTCGACCGCAATGACCAGACTCGGGTACCTGCCCGACCCATAATTCAAGTCCACAAACGGGCGGATCAAATCCCGATTAAGCGTGCTTGCAAGCGCCTTGGCATCGGCGCGCAACAAATCCTTGCGTACCTCATCGTGGACTTTGGCCTGGCTCAATGACGCGCCATCATCCGCCGTCATCGTCTGCCCGAGCACCGCCTTGCTGATTTGCTTGTCCCACCAATTGGCGAGTTTTTCAAAAAACTCGCCCGCACCGGCAGTATTGGCGGCTTTTTCAAACTCGATGCGCATCGAATCTGGAATCACCGCGCCCGCATCGCTGGCAAGATTGCTCACGGCGGCGATAAGCTTTTTGATCTCGTCTTTGGTTGCGCCGGGGCCGTATTTGCCGACCCGCATCGGGATGCCGTACACATCGGCAAAGGCCATCCAGTCCCGCCACGCCCACGCCTTGCACATATAGCCAGCCGCGCACAAAAACGCCAGCCCGCTGCGTAGCGGCATCCCCGGACGCAAGCGCGGGGTGTGGACGATGAATTTATACGCCGGTAGCGCCAGCCCGTCCTGATTGGACTCATCGCGTAACCGAAGATCGCGCCCGGTCACTTTGTCGAACTGAAAAAACCGCGCATCGCGGTGTGGGTAGCGCTCTGGCGTCCACGTTTTGCCATCCCGGTCCCACTCGATCTCGCAGACCGAATACCCTTTACCGAGCGCATCCAGTAAATCCATGCGCAGATAATCAAAATCCGGGGCATCGACCAGCGCCCGGACCGCATCGGCGATCTCGATATCGCGCTTGTCATCCGACAACGCATCCACCCGCACCGGCAGCCCGGCCACCGCCAGCCGCCGCGTCGCCAGCACAGAGGAATAATGCGCATCGCGTTCTTCCATCTCTTCGGCCAGCGTGAGATACGCCGTCCCTTGCCCGCGCCGCGCCTGCTGCAACAAATCCGCCAGCCGCGCAGGCGTGAGATTGTCCGCCGCCGAGGTATGCCAAACCTGCCGCGCACCGCTACTCTGCGGCTCGGCAAAGACTTTTGTGAGCGCTGCGGTTCGCAGCGGCTCGCCACGGTGGTCGAGTATCTGCGCCATCGTTATAGTCTCCCTTGTTTCCAGTTGCCGCCGCGCTCAATCGCGCGCGCGTAAGACACCCCCGGCTGCACCCGGTGGTAATCAATGATCTCATCGCCGCTTTTGGCCGCGCTGGCCGCCAAAAACTTGGCCCACGCGCGGTCGGCGTGGCCCGCGCTGTCGCTATCGGCGACAAAACGCGGCGTACCGGTCGGGCCGGTGACTTTTTTGAGTTTATGCAGATCAGCACGCAACACCACATCGCCTGCCGGAATCCGGCATTTTCTATCCTCGAACGCTTCTTTGCCTAACGTGGCAAGGGTGAGTTTATTGGCGCTGGTAAACAGGACGCCTTCCACCCGGCTTGTGCCGTGGCGGCGCTGCGCGTCTTCGACCGGCTTCTCTCCCATCCCGGTCTGATCCATGCAGCAGCGCATGATTTTATAACGCCGAAAGACATCATCAAGCAATTGATCCTGCTCGGCAAAGCTCGCGCGCTTGCGGGTAATCACTTCCCGACACCACGCCACATCGCCCACGATCTCATCCACCCAGATGACAAACAGGTCATTGCGGGCGGCAATATCCACGCCGACATAGCACGGCCCGCCCGCGTATAACTCGGGTTTACCCGCCTGCTCATCCTCGACCGACGCAATCAAATCAAAGGGCAGCCAGCTACTGGCCTCATCCAGCCATTCCAGTTCAAACTCCTGCGCCCATAAATCCGCATCGCCCGCGCCGCGCTTTAGTTGCTCAATATCGCGCGGCAGCCCATCGGCCACAGCGGTATAAATATTGGTGACGTGACGGCTCCACCCGTCATCATTCCCCGTCATCAGCTCATAAAACTTGTTACCTTTACCGTTCGGGGTCGAAATCACCCGCAGCTTTAATCCGGGTTTTGAGATCACCGGGAACAAGGCTTTCCAGATTGCGCGGCTGTCCTGGTGGAATGCAAACTCGTCCAGCAGCACATTGGCCGAAAACCCACGCGCGGTATCGGGGTTGGCCGGTAATGCGGTAATCCGGCTGCCGCCTGGAAATTCAATCTCAAGCGCGCGGGTCTGCGCGTCGAACTCATACCCCAGCTCTTTAAACCCTGCCTGTAGCGCGTTCAAGTGGACTTTAACGCCCTCTTGCATCGCCTCCCGCGCCTGCCGCTCGCCCCTTGATAAAATCACCCAGCGGGCGCGCTTGCCTTCAGACTCGGCCTTCAGGCAATCCAGCACAATCTCAAGTGTCGATGTAAACGTCTTTCCGCACTGGCGCGCAAACATCGCAATCTTGAAACGCGCATCATCTTGTATCCATTTTTTTTGATACGGGTACAGGTTCAAGGCCGGGGCGGTTACACCACTCATAACCCATACCCCTGGCGCATCACGGCGGCCAGCGTGGCCGCATCATATTTTCCGGTCTTGCCCAGCGCCTCGATTTTCGCCTTCTGCTCGGCCAGCACTTTTTCACGGGTCCGGGCCTCAATCTGCTGTCTGACATCGAGACTGACCTGCTTCCCTTGTATCGCGTTTTTGGCCGTCTGCGACAACTTGCGCACATCATCCAATTCCGCCTCGCCGCTCGCCATCAGATTGAGCGCGGTATCCGTGGTCAGGGCCATCACTGCATTGGCAAGCAGGTTTCCGGTTTCCTCCGATTTGCCGTATTTGTCGGCAATGATTTTGGCGTGGGTTTCCAGCTCCTGCATTTTTTCGGTAAACACCCGGATTTGCGCGTCATAGCGGTGTACGCTGCTGCGGCTCACCGCCTCGTCCGGGTATTCGGCCTTGATGATCGCGACCATCTCATCCAGTGTGTGCGTATCGGCACGCAAGAGTTCCTCAAGCCGCGCCCGGTACGGGGCGCGGTGGACGTTGCCTTTACGGCGGCGCGGTGGCTTCGAGGCGGACACGGGGCTTATGGACGCCGGGGCGAGCTGATCCCGGCCACTTCAACCAGGCCGTTCACGACATCAATACCACGGGCACGCAATTTCACGCCGTACAAATCCGGCGAGATCGACCCCAGTTGCACCATTTCGACCAACTGGTGGGTTTGCAAAAACCGCAGATTATCGATCACCTCGTGGCGTTCGGCGATCAGGTGCAAAAATTGCAAGCCCGCGTGCAGTGTAGAGCTGTTCGCCTGCTTTCCCGGCTGCTCGCTCAATAACCGTAACAGGGCCAGTCGCCGGTCTTCGCGCAGACATTCGTCAAAGCTTTTACTCATTTCTCTTGTCCTCGCAAATACTTTTGTATCGTTAACACTGCTGTCGTCAAGGTTTCCACCTTGCTTTCCACCGAGGCCATGCGCTCATAAATCCGCACCGCATCGGCGTGGGTCATATGGGTTTCCCAATGCGCTTCCAATCGCGCCACCCGCCGCGACAGGGCCGCGTGCATTGCCCAAAACACGCACGGCACAACCACGCTCGCCAACGACGCCAATACCGCCACGATCAATAACGGCCACGGATCAGTCATCGCACATTTCCGTTGGAATCCCCGCGTGTGTGAGCGCCGCGCAATAACTGCGCCGCGCCGTTTGCTCCCACGTCTCCATCGCTTCGATCAAGGATTGGCGCATCGTCCGGCACAGGTGGTAGTACTGGGTGACGGCATCGTGGTTTGCAATCAGGCTCGACCAGCGGTCGCTGTCCGGCATCGGCAGGTGTGGACACGGCTGCATCAGCCTTGCCGGTATCGGCGGCGGGGGCGGCATCGGGAGCAGCAAGACCGGCTCCGGCATTACTTGCTTGCCAGTGGCGCAAGACATCAGCGCCAGCAGGGGTATCCAGATCAGGGCGCTTTGCAAGCAGCGCCGAAAGCGCCGCACGCTGACGGTTAAAGTATTGGTTATGACGTTCACGGGATACCTCAAAATCAGCGGCAATGGCATTGAGCCGTTCGAGACTGGCGATGTTTTCAGACTGGATGGACAGCGCCATCTCGTGTAAATCGTTGACGGCGGCGCGGGCATCCAGTAACGCGCCGGTCAAGGCCGCGTTTTCCCGCTGCGCCGCCTGGCCGCGCTCATAACGCACGCCTGCCAAAAACGCGAACGCAAAGTGCAGTGCCAGCCCGGCAACAATCCACAGCATCGAGACTTTTAGCGACATACCGCTTCTCCCGGCCAGCCCGCCGCGATATAGGCCGGTTCAAGAATCAAAAGAATCCGCTTTGGGTAGGCGGTATTTTCACGGTGTGGCGCAACGCCCCGGCTGCGCCAGCGCTCGACCTGCCGCCAGTCATTGGGATTATCTCGATGGGCAAGCGTCAACCCGCGCTCGCGCAATAACCACGCCTCGCCGCCGTTATAGGCACGCAAGGCAAAGGCCCAGCGGCTGCACTCGGACAAACGGGCATGTCCGAACGGTTGTACCCGCTCATATAACCACCGATCATAGAGCGCCGCCGCGTGAATCGCCTGGAAGGGATTCCACGGGTCAAATGCGCCCAGCTCGCGCATAAAGTGATCTTCCATCCATCGCGCCGTTGCAGGCATGAATTGCGCCATCCTGGTGCAATTGCGCCGCCAGGCGCGCGGGTGAACCGTTGACGCCAAAAACATCAGCAACCACCTGTTCGACCCGGTGCCGATATAACGCCGACGCCTCTGGAATCACCACCGGCTGCGCGTGCGCGTATCCAATCAGGCACAGTGCCAATAACATCACCAGCGCCGTGAGCGCGTGCAGCTTGAGCGTACTCACCCGATCAACCCCGCGCCAATCAACGCCGCCGCAATCAACGTCGCCCGCCGCGTCTGCGCCATCGATTTATCAAGACCGTCCAGATACCTTGGATTTGCGCCCCGGAAAAATGCAATATCGAAGCCATAACCCAATACCGCCGCGCCGGATAACTTGGATATAAACCACAAATACGCGCCGAGTTTGGCTGGATTCAAAAACGCCACGCCCGCCAATGTCAGCGCGGATACGGCCATCAACAGCCACGCAAACCCGATCCGGTCAAATCCGGATACGATACGTTCAAACAACACCGCCACGCGGCGGGGATGGGGAGACCTGGACACGGCGCATACCGGCAGCAAGAATTGCTGCTTACAATGCGCCCCGCGCTCACCTAAGGATGATTAACACGTATGAATCAAAGCAAAAACCCCGCCGCAGCGGGGTTGCTCTATCACGGTGAAGGCACTATGCCATGTTGACAGGGTCCGGCGCTTTTTCAAGCGGGAGTTGCCCTTGCCGCCTTGCGGTACACAAACGCCGTTGCTCGTGGATAATCCGATACACCGATTGCGTCGTCAACCGATACTCCCGCGCCAGCACTTCGATATTATTCCGATTGGCGCGCCGGTAAATCTCGATATCGCGCAGCGCCACCCGCAAATCATCCCCCTTTGGAAGATACCATTGTTGGCCGCCACCATATTCGGCCAGCGCCAGAATCGATGCCCGCGCCAGCCGCCGTGCGCCCGTCTCGTCATACCCCATGCGCCGGAACGTCGCCTGTTGGTGGTCCACCAGCTCCCTCAAGAGCTTGCCCCATTTCTTTTCGGGAATCACCGCGTCTGCATCGGCGTCCGCATCCAGCAGCCGCTGCACATCCACCGGCAAGTCCGGCAACAATTCCGCCTGCGCGGCATTGCACGCATCCGACAAACGATCACCCAAGGCCACCACGTTGCTCATTGATATTTCTCCCGCGCCTGCGCGCGTGCCATCTCGGCCTCCGCTTCGCTCATCGTTCCATAGTTCACTTGTTGCGCAATCCACGTTAATTGTGTTTGCAGGGGTGTTTCCGAGACCACTACGGGAGACACCCCGCCCCGCTGCCGCCCGGCCCGCGCATCGTCCTCACGCTGCCGCTCCGCCGCCGCATCGGCCTTATCGGCCAGGCCAAACACCACGGCGCGCAGATAATGGTGGTTATCCAGCGGCAAGGTCAGACTTGGCCGCTGCGTCAACACCGTTTCAATCCCTTGTGCCCACAGCCCCGGCGTCGCCGCCCGCCGCACCCCGCCGCGCTCATCCCGGCAGACCGTGCCCGCATTGACCAGGTGTAATAATTCCTGTACCAGTTTGACCGCACGCGATAACCGCAAGGCATTTTTAGCGGGTTTGAATAATCCCAAATATCCCAATACCGCACGCCCGAGCACCGGCTCCATTTCGGCAAACAATCCCGCCAGGCGCTTGCCGTCATCCTCGACAAAAAACGCCGCGATATGCGCCTGCGCGCCGCACTCGGGGCAGGTCATACGCATTTGGTTTTCTGCTCATCAGCAAACGCCGACCACAACACAAGGCGCGCAGCACACACGTATTCATCCGCAGTCGATGCGTCGTCCAGCGCGTAATCAAGCGTTTCGATCAGTATCCCCGCGCGCTTCGATTTCTTTTGCATTGCCCGCAACCGCGCGCACGCACTCACGATGTAAGCACGCGCCCGGTTGATCTCATTCAATGCATCCAATTTCACATCATGCGCACTCACGTTTCGCCCTCCGATTCGCATCAATCTGTAACGCCGCGACCAACTTGTGCAATTGCCCGCTGCGCAAAAATTCCAGCCGGTCCACGCCAAACATGTGCCGCGCCATGACGTGCGCGTAATCCCACGGGCGTTTGGCATCGGCCAATAACGCCTCCACCTTGCGCAGCATCGGCGTACGGTCTGCTTCCGGTTTGCGCCGGGTATCTTTGGGGCGGTGGTGGAATACATGTGTTTCATTGCGCTGCAACGCAAACCCCTGTGCCTTCAGCGCATCCAAGACCTTTCCGCGCTCTTGGTTGCTCATATCCGCGCACGAGGATTTCCCCGTGACCCGCACAAGCAGCGCCCGGTACGTGGCATCATCCAGCCCCAATTGCCGCACCGCGACCTTGATCGTGCGGATTTGTGCTGCG